TACCTGTATGGTCTTGAATATAAACTTTCTGACCTACGGTAATACCATTCCTTACGTAGTCAACTACCCAAATATAATAGCACCCTAGTGGTGTTACGTTAGGGTTTTCCCATACTGCAAAGTATCGGGTTTGACCAAAGGTTTCTCCTGGGGCAGTAAGATCACTAGTAATATTATTAAGTAATAACTCACCAGTAATCTTTCTAATAGCACCATCTTTAAATCTTACATTACGAGCGTCTGTAAAAACGTTTTCTCCAAGAGCAACAGGAGGAGTGTCTTTGACAACTCCTTGTGATGCAACATCTACAACAGAAATAATTTCTTCTGCCATTTTACTCCTCCGTTATATAACTCTTATGAGCACTCTTTCTGGCCTGTAAGCGGGTCGATGAAGCAAGCTTCAACCGTTCCCGTTTCTTCAGCCACTTCCGTAGCTTCGCCAGATAGCGCCTTTTTTTCTTCCACGGTTTCGTTAAAGATCCCGAACCTTTTACCACTAAGTCTAAACGTTGTGCATCCCTTCGCCCCGCCTTTCCAGGCATCAACATAGACTTGTTTGAACTCATCATAGCCGACATCATCTCCTACATTACAAGTTTTAGAACACGCTGAATCAACATAGTGTTGAGACAATAACAATACTGCTAAGTGGTCTTGAACTGAAATATCAGATGATGTTCTCCCTTCGACACCTCTTGCATATGCGTAGTCTTCTACACGCTCAACACGGGGTCCTTCAAATGTTTGAATAGTACGATCATAGTAGTGGCTAAACACTGGCTCAATACCACCAGTAACATTATCTGCTACAAGACTAATAGTACCTGTAGGTGCGATAGATGTTAAGTGGCTATTACGAATACCGTATTCACGAATGTCTTTCTTAACCGATGCAGGTAGTGTACGTATAAAGTTAGACTTTAAATACTCTGGACGGTACATAGGAAATGCACCTTTTTCTTTTGCTAACAAAGCAGAAGACTTATAACAATTGTCACGTAAACAAGAAAATACTTTTTCTGACCAACTAAGAAATTCCTTAGATGCGTAAGGGTACCCTAGAAGCTCACCAGCGTTAGCTAGTGCAGTTACACCTAGTCCCATACGTCTTTTTGCTTTAGCCTCGTCAGCTTGTTCCTTAAGAGGGTAGATAGTACGATCAACAACATTATCCATAGCACGTACTACATGTGGGATATCTTTCTTAAACTGTGTGAAGTTAAATGTATAGTTACCATCACTCTCATCAAGGTATTTTACTAGATTAAAAGAACCTAGTAGACATGCTCCTTGCGGGGGCAACGGCTGCTCTCCACATGGGTTTGTGGCTTCAATGGTTTCACAGTACCATAAGTTATTCATCTCTTGTATACGGTCAATAAACAAAACCCCTGGTTCTGCCCAATCCCATGTCGAGTTCATAATCTCATCCCATACCATTTGGGCTGATAAAGTGCCACGCACAACACCATCAAACAAAAGCTCATACTCGGTATCGTTATCCAAAGCTTCCATAAAGGCATCTGTAATCCCAACGGAGATATTAAATCCGGTGAGCTTATCACTGTTACGTTTAGCACGAATAAAGTCAAGTATATCAGGATGGTCAATACGAAGGACACCCATTTGTGCTCCTCGCCTGTGACCACTAGAAGCAATCGTTTGACACACTGCATCAAAGATTCCCATAAAAGAAACAGGACCAGAAGACTGAGAATCGAGAGAGTTAATATGATCGCCCCGTGGTCGTAGTCTACTAAAATCATATCCAATACCACCACCCTTACGCATTGTTTCAGCTGCCTCTGCTGCACGTTTCATGATGGACTTCATATTATCTTCAATGATTCCACTAACAAAACAATTAAAGGCTGTAGTAATACGTTTACTACCCATAGCATTTTGGACTCTACCTGCTGGTAAGAACCTCATGTTACCAAAGATATCTTCTAGTTCTAATTGATGCTCAGGGTTATCATTTAGTGCCCCTGCCATACGTTTTACTTTGTCATCAAAGGATTCTCCTTCTTGACGATATTTCATAGCATCAATCTCTTCTGAAATAGAAGTAATTGGCCCTGCGTATTCTGTGTTTCTCATAGTATATCCCTCAGGCTATAGTGAATAGATTTTTCCTATAAGGGGTATATGCTATTTTACACTTCTCATTCTTTGTACTAGACGATCTGCTCGATTTGTAACTTGTTGATACCATTTACTATCAACCATTTCGATAGCGGCCCGATGCCAATCACCAGCGTCTACTGCTGCCTTCATACCTTTGAACTTACTAAGTCTAGGTCTTCCCATATTAAACATCATATTAGCAATAATTAATTGGGCTTCCTCAGGCAGAACACTAAAGTTGGGGTATAGTTGTGTGCACTCCGATAGCACTGTTTCGACATCACTAGCGAAGCACTCATTGACTCTATCTTCTGAGACTGGCGTTCCAACTGGTTGTCCATACTCAGGGTCGCTATTGAGAATAAGGTGACCAATACCGTGTGTGTAAAGATTAAGATGATCAAGGTAAATTTCATACTTGCAACCCTCGTCAATCTTAAGTTCTTCTCTAAGTGTATCTATATTCATTTTGTTAAGCCTTGTTTCTTTTCATAACTACGTAAACCGCCAATCCCCAACATACCCCCTAGGACGGGCAACAACGTGCTCATGTCAAACTCAGGTAGGGTAGGTAGTTCAGTACCTGTTAAGGCTACCACAAAGAGCAGGATAGGCTGTAAAACGAAGTGGTAGGCAAAAGCAGAGGCACAGACCCACCCAACCGCTGGTCTCCAGCCACCTTTAAACACACTACCGCTAGCAGCTTCTGCTTTATTAATTTCTAACTGAGCAAGTAATGCTTCCTGAGCATGTTTCTCACCCATAGTAGCTAGCTCATGTGCAATCCTAGCTTTCTCATCAGCATCTGGAATAAATTTATCTAGTAGTCCTGTTACTGGACCGATTAAAGCCTGTATCATTATAGCATAGCTCCTTGTAGTTTATCACAACGAAAAGACTTAGGCATTAAATCACGCCCTTGCATTTCCATAATGTTTTGACGCATTTCAAAAGCTCTGTTTTGACATAGTTCACGAGTTGCATAAGGACCACGGGTATCATGGAACTCCCAACAGTCAGTAGGGCTTGCAATACTACAAGCTAATACTAAGACCTTAAACATAGTATTCTCCTCAAATAATGTTAACTGCTACTACAACTGAAATAACTAATACAATTACAATAGCTATTACTAATAATATGTTTTGAAATAATTCTTCCATCTCTTTAGCTTTTTGTATTTGTATTCGCCTAGCTTCCATAGCTTTAGCTTTTTCTTCTTGTAGTCGTCTAGCACGTTCATCTACAATAGACTTCCAGGTGCCATGACCAAATCTCATGTCAATCAGAGTAGCCATCTCTTGCATCTTTTCTTTAGCAAGCCTAGCATCGATAACCTCAGAGGCAACGCCTCCAATGCCCCCGAAGTTATCTATACCTGATTTCTTATTTCTTTTTTGTTGTACTTGTTTCTCGCCCTCAAACAACTTATCTACATAGCCAGCTATGTCAGAGACATCGTTAGCGGTATTAATAATACTTTTAATACCGTCAACAGCGCCTTTAACAAGAGCTATGCCAGCCATTGTTTCTGCGATCATTTTTAGTTCCTCACATTTTCATTAATAGAGAGGCTGCAAGACCAACGACTATTATCGTTGATCCCATTATCATTGCTTCTAATCTCCACATGCGTCTGTCTAACATAGACAATTGGTTTTCAACAGCAGCGTAGCGAATAGCGCATTCTTTTTCGTGGGCTTCTAGTTCTAGAGCAACCCGAAGCTCTGGTGTGACTGACTGTTCTAATTGCATCAGCCAGCGATTTCCGTAAGGGTCATTGTTTGTAAACCAGTTCTAAGATTTACATACACACTACCACTGCCTTGCGTTTTTCTAAGATAAATGTTGTAAGTCACTGAAGAAGTTGTAGCAGGGGAATCCAAAACACTCATGTACAAAGGACAAATAAGATCACTTGATCCAGCATAGGCTCTAGCTAGACCGTCTGCATTGCCTATGTTAGTTGTATTATCACGATATATTGTGTATGCAGCTTCTGCACCTACCGCTGCAATATACGCAGATGAATTAACTTGAACAAATATTTTACTTGATGTAGAGGAAGGCGTAATGCTTGCCGAAAGCGTTCCAGCTACAACAAAAGAAGTTGATGATGTACTTCCTTGGGCTGCATCTGTACCTGTAACAACTTGCAACACAGTACCACTAGGTAGACCAGCAGATGTGACTGCCGTAAGAGACTGATTGTTTAGTTTAGTTAATGCCATGTTAGCCTCCTATTAGTAAGGGCTATCACCAAGCACTGTTGTATCCCAAGCAGCTTTAAGCTCCGCAATAGTACTTGCTGAAGTAATAGCAGAGGCAGCTGGTGCATCACGCAGAGCATCCTTTGCTGTTGCAATAGCAGTTGTACTTGCACTTGTCTCTAGTGCTTTCATAAGCTCTACGTCTTTAGCTTCTAGTAGAGGCTTGCGTACTTCGCGGATCTTATCTTTAAAAATTTCTTTTGCAGAGTCAATGTCTTCACTGATTACTGAGCCGTTAAGAACCCAAGCACCACGGAAGTTACGATCTGCAGGGACAGTAGCTGTAGACGCATCTACACTATTTCCGTCTTTATCTACAATATATGTATTTACCATTTGTTACTCCTATGCGGCTACTTGTGAAATCTTCCACGAGTTACGCCATTCTCTTGATTGAGGTAATTGTTCTTTCTTACAGATAACCATCGTTTGACGGTTGCCCTTATTATATGTTTTCCACACTTGCTCTGGACAGTCTTTCATAATGAGATATTCAATAGCCTCTTCCTCAGTCATTGCCTCTACGGGTTCTGTCTGATGAAGTAGATAACCACGAGTATGCTTCTTGAAGTCAGGTTGTGCTTCGTCTTTAGCTAGTTCGTGATACACCCAGACCGGAGGAAGGATGCCGCCTTGAAGCGCACACGCCATCCAATTAGGATCAGGCACAAGTATCTTAGCGCACTCGTCTAGCTTGTCCTCATACACCACACGATAGTCTGACTGATGCGGCTCTAGGTTTTCCTTTGCCCAGCACAGTCTGTCAAATAGGTGTGTGCCTTTGAACTGTGGTGTTTCCATTATGCTAAGTCTCCTCTTGCAGTACACGGCACAATACTGTTGTCGGTTGCCCCTGCTCCTGTATTGTAAAGAATAAACTCCGTGCTAGACGCTGTATGTGTTGACAACTGTTGCAAACCCCAAGTTGCACCAAGAACACCTGATGTAACGTGAAATGCGTAGTCTGCCGCATAATTGAATGAGTTGGTGTAGTTAGGTCGATACCGTCCAGTAGAAACATCTGTGATTGAACTCGTATTTAGCGAATCACGGATTGCTACTGTGCCTGTGCCGTTAAAGTTGACCCAAACTTTTTCACTACCATTAACAACATACTGCGTATCCAGAGAACCTGCGGTGCTGTGTTCAATCTGGTCTGCTATAATTTTTCCAGCCATTATGCGAGACTCCCGTGAATTGCAGTGCCACTTTCGTTATCACTAGCAGTTAAACTGTCTGCTCTAGTAAAAGACCTTAAATTAAAAGATGCGGCTCCTCTTTCACCAGCATCAAAAGTAATTAACGATGCGTACTGTGTACTGGTAGTGATTCCATATGTGCTATTATTCATATTGTTTGTTAAAGCAAAAGTGTAATCGCCAGTCCCATTATCTGTTCCCGAAGCAATGTTGTTTGAATCTTGAAGAACTGCTGACGATGTTGCATTAACCCACGCCTTCGCCAAACCCTGCTGCAAACTTTGCGTTGCCGCACCGCCTTCAGAGGTCACTGTGATGTCACCAGCGGAGGTCTTGCCGTTGAGGTTGTCTACTTTGATTTCACTCATGCTAAGTCTCCGTGGGATATTGTTTGTGCTATTCCGTCATCGTTCCCACTATTTGATGATAATATAGGCATTGAAAAACTAGATGTTGTAATTGCATATGCCCCACTAAATCTTCCATTAGTGTTATTTGCTGCTAATCCGTTGTAGTGAGAAGTTGTAATTGGTGGATAAGTAGCGGTAGACATACTATTAACAAATGAAGCGGTTATTATTCCTGTACCATCATCGCTAACTGAACTTGTGTTTAATGATTCTCCTAAAGTATTCGCAGAACCTAGAAAAGAACCTCTTTGGTCAAATAGCATAAACTGCTTCGCCGCACTTTGTTTCGTCAACGTGACAGGGCCACCACTACTAGTTTGTATTGTATTTGTTTGTAATGTACTCATATCATGCCACCGTAAATGTGCCGTTAACAGTCAGAGTAATTCCAGTATCAACAGTAAAGGGTCCAGCTACTAGGCCATTCTCATTACTATTAATCGTTGTATCTACTGTAAGGCTTGTTGGGTTAATCCGAATATGTGCAGCACCACCCTTCATAATTGTATTACTTAGTTTATTACTAGTAACAGAACCATCTACGGGTACTGTAGCATTACCTACGTCTCCTAGTGCAACAATATAGTCAATAACATCTGAAGCAGATAAGGTGCTTGTGAATATGATGTTAGTGCCATTTACATTGTATGCACTTCCAGGAGCTTGTGTAACGCCATTAACGGATACTATGAGTACCTCTGCCGAAGCAGGTGCATAGGCAGTACTATTATACTGCAAAGCAAAGGTTGCTGTAGCAGATGGTGTGATACTGTCTAGTTTTTTGAATGCCCCAGCAAGGGGCTGTTTTCCTATGTACGGCATCTATTATCCCTCCTCTGCTGAGGTTATTGTTAGTTCGCCAGCTTCCACCTGACGCATGATTTCTGCGTAGTGGCGGTTGGCTGGGTCGAGGGGGACGGACAACACCTTACCGTTAATTGTTGCTTGAATAGATACATTAGAATTATCCATTGGACTTTTATTATACACAGCTAATGTTATGTTCATTTTTTCCATCCCTATAACTCCGAATCAAACGCAACTCTAGCACTTGCATTGTTGTACCTAACCAATGTAGCTTGACCACCCGTACCAGATGCTTCTGAACTGTTTCCGATTGCCGCCGCTGATGGGGAACCTTTATTTAAGATAAAACTATTAAAGTAGTCTGCACCACTGTTTCTAAATGATACATAGTAATTTGTTCCACTTGTAGCATCTACTGTAGGTGTTGCCCTCATTGTAACTGGAAATTGCACTATTGCGTCAAGGCTTACAGAATCATAGTAACTTCCAATCGCAATATCACCAGTGTTGCTACCTGTGCCTTGACCGTGAAAGTAATAATACCGCTGACACCTAGCCAACTCATCGCCATAGCTGCGGTGTTCAAACGGCGTGGCTACATCTCCGATTTCAAGCTGGATGCCGGTGATAAAAAATGTACGGTTTGTGCTATCATAAAACGATGTGTTTGAACTGCTAATCCTGTTGGCTTGTACTTCACTCGCCCAAGTTCCATTTGTAAAAGTTCCACCTGTGTATGTTGACCCAGCGTGTAAATACAGATTTAAGGCAAAACTTAAAGCGTTATCATTGTTAAGTTTACCTGTTGTGTCAGCAGGATAAGTTAATTCAACTCTAGTCCAACTTGTAGTGACATTAAATATTTGCCCATTTATACGAGAGTTATCTGTGTCTTTAAGTTCTGCTGTATAAGTGGCTGACGCATTCCCTTTTACATAAAAACTTAGGGTTAAAGATTTTGCTGTAGAATACCCTTTTTGTATACTCTGAACATTTTGTCCTTCAAAATAGTGAGAAAGGCCAAAAAATTCTCCTGCTGCAATGGAAGTGTCTGCCGTTGTGCAAGCAAGTTTTAATGCAGTTGGAAATCCAGCTAAGTCTGTAATGGCTTCTTGCGTTGCCGTATACCTTCCAGCAGAAGTGCCACCGCTTAAATGCTTTATTCTATCAATAGCATAATATGCTTCTGCATTACCGCCTAACCCCGCAAAAGACGTACCCCGCTGTGCCACCTGCATCGCACCGTTGATAATCAGGTTCTTATCACCCTGCGCCTGACCTGAACCAATCAGCGCGGCTAGTTCTGCTGCTTTACTCATGCTAGGTCTCCATGTATTACTTGCCCTGCGTTTCCTACATCTACAGCGGCAGAATTGGCAACATTGTGATATTGAATTTTTGATGCTGTTGTGGTGTTAGGACTGTCGTGATTGTATTCCCCAACAGAAGCAAAGGAACCGCCATCGTGTTCACCTGCTGTTGTCATCATATAGTTTGCATTTGAAAGCGCACTCGTTACGTTGTTGATATAACTTCCTGTCGCTGAATCTGTAATGCTGGCACTGTTTAGTGAATCTTGCGCCACTGGCGTAGTAATACTGCCATCAAATTTGACCCAAGCCTTCGCACTACCACCCGCCACAAAGCTAGTAGCAATGCTGTTGTTCCCAGCGGCATCCTTCAGGGTGTTTACTCTAAGTTCGCTTGCCATTACGCTAAATCCCCGTGAATAATAAACACAGAATCGTCTTTATCAACGGTTGAACCACCGTCCCGAAAGGTTAGTTTTACAGACCCTGTTGCATAAGTACCTATGGACACCTCAGTTTGATTACTTGACACAACGCTAGAGTTCATATTTGCGTTACAGGTATAGTGTACATTTGCCATAGAATTAGAAAATTGTGGAGAAAAAATTCCTGTTCCATTATCTGTTAAAGAAGCCATATTAAAACTGTCATCAAGAGTGCCATCACTGCCTTCAAAATGACCCCAACCTTTAGTCAACCCCTGTTGAAGATTAGTCGTGGTTGAGTTGCCCTCGCCAGTCACGCTAATAGAGCCAGCGGCGGTTACACCTGTTAGTGCATCTACTTTAAGTAAAGAAGCCATTATGCAAGGTCTCCGTGGGATATTGTTTGTG